TCTTTAGCACATGTAAATGTTAATGAGTTATTGGCAAATCTAATTCTATCACCTTTAATCATTCCATGACTTGTCTTTGTGCAAACCATCTCACCTGTGCTAGGTGTATAAGCGATTCCTGTTGGTTGGAATTGATATGTTGCAACTCCTTGCCATGTGTGAGTATCAGTGTTTGTAGGTGTTGTTCCGTTTAATGCATTGACTGTAATTGTTGTAGATGTTACTGCTTCAACTGGTACATCCTTCATCTTACCTTGTGTACCAATAGGATCAGTAGGACGTGGATATCCAAAAGTAGCTGGTGTTCCACCATAAGCACAACTGAATGTCAAAGATTGATTTGCAATTCTGACTGTAGACACTGCCTTCTTAATACCATTTGTTACCGCTGATACAAATGTATGTGCATCAAGGTTTGTTGAAGGAATAGTATCAAGAACCTGAACAGTGAATGTGTTTGTAGTTGCATCAAATACTTGCAACCATCTGTCTGATGCATAGTCAGTAGCACGAGGATATGACTTCTGAGCAGCAGAACCAGTAGCACCACCAAATCCACAACTGAATGTTATTGAGTCATCTGCAAATTTAACTTGATCACCATTTACAAATCCATGATTAGCAATAGTCACAACCATCAGACCTGTATTAGGATCGTATGTTGCTGTAGTTGCTGTATGTGTTGTAGGTGCAGATAGACCATGACCAGAACCAATGGTCAATTCCATGACACCATCTGCAGGAGTGTATGTTCCATTTGTAGGAACGAACTGTTTAACTAACTGTTCGCCAACACGAGGATCAGATATACCCACTACATCTTCTGCTGTATATCCATTACCAGCAGATACTAATTTTACGTTTGTAACCTTTCCACCTGTAACTGTGATATTAGCAGTTGCACCAACTCCAGTTCCAAGTCTATTCTTAAGTGAGACAGCAGGATATACACCATCGCTGTATCCTGAACCAGGTGATAATTCATTTCCTTGATCATTTGATATTCCAACATTGACGTCAATAGTATTTGTTGCAACTGCAATGATAGCAAGGGTTTTGCCAGATATAGGATCTGATGAACGAGGATATGCATGATTAGACGCATGACTATCTGCATCACATGTAAATGTAATTCCACCATCTGCAATTACAATTGTATTACTTGTGGTTAAAGTGTGACTACCAATATTGATTGTTAATACACCTGTGCTAGGATTGTAAGCAGTTCCAGATGCTGCAGTAAATTGTGACCCAGCTGTTACTTGAATTGCATTAGTAACACCACTTACAAATGTATGAGTGCCTAATCCAGATAAACCAGTATTGAATGATTTAATCTCATCTCCAATTTGATCTAATACAAATGAGTCTGAATAAGATGAACGATCATAATACATCGCAATAATCTTACTATCTGATAATGGAGGGGCAATGAATGTTATAATATTACTTGCAAGTGTATAAGTTACAGGATTCGCAATAATACCGTTTATTGATATCATCAATTGTGATTTATTTGCAGTCTTACCAATCTGAGTGTCAAGTTCAACACCATCAACTCTTAATCTATATGCAGTATTTGTTCCATCTACAAGACATCTGAGTGAATGTCCAACACCAGATCCCTGTGATGTTAAATCAATTTTATTTCCACTTAAAGTTGCTGCTAGTTCAATTGTATTAGCGTCAATATATCTTATGAAATAATTACTACCATTTGTCAATCCACCTATAGGTGTGCCTGATCTATTGTTTGGATAGTTACCAACGTCTGCAGTAGGTAAAGCAGATGCTGGACTAGCAATAGCACTCGTGACTATTCCTGCCAATACAGTGATTGCACTCTTAACGTCCTGACACCCACCAGAATCGTTTGTAATACTTAAGTTAGTCTGTGGAACTATAGTTGTGTATGTTCCTATTGGAAGGTCATTAGTGATTGCTAGGAGACATAGATCTCTTGCTTTGTTGAATGCATAGATTGTTTCTGTTTCTTCTCCAGCAACGTGTTGAATTGCTCCACCTGTGACATAAGAATCTGCAGCATCTATACTGAAGTAGTTACCACCATACTTAAGATCATTTGTCCATGCAGCAATTACAAGTCGTGTATCTCTAGCACAAGTTGCTTGACTGTATGATAATGTTGGATACTGTGTGTTTAAGAAACCAATAGTCTCCTCAACAATGTAATCAATATTATTAACAATCAAATCTCTAGCATCTAAGAACCTATCTCCACCAGAATTATAAGTTACCTGTTGATTAGCAACGAAACCATGATTTGTAATAGTAATTCTATCAGTAGATCCGTCTACTACAGCAGAACTAGATCCATCAAAACTTAATGTTCTATCACTAATATCATCTAACTTATATGCAATACAAGATAAGATCCTCTGAACGTCTAGTAACTGCTTTCCGTAGATAGAAACTTCTGTAGGAACTAAAGCAGTATAATCTGGTTTTGCTAATGCAAAGTTCTTAATTTCTGATAACTTACCAGTATTCTTAGCAGATGGTTTTGGTGTTACAAATGTTGTGCCATTAAATGTAGTTCCAATACTGTTTGTATTTGTTGTCCACCAATCATAATCAGCACTAGGACTTCCATTAACTGTAGATCTTGGTCTAAACTCTTTCTTGACAGATTGTAGTGATACTTGTGTACCAACTACCTTAAATCCTGCAGGGTGTGCAGCAAACTTAAGTGGATTCTTCCATTCTGTAATATTGACTGATGATGAGACATCATATGAGAATTCTTGGAATCTATCACTGTCATAAACACGTTGTTCGTTAAGATCTAAGAATCCAGTTGTCTTCTCCCACTTAGCAGCAGATGTGCTGATAGGTGAAACTACAAAATTAGCATCTGCTCTCTCAAATGAATGTATCTGACCAAATGCAGCAGACTCTTCACCAAATACAGGTTGACCGATTACAAAATCACCCTCTATGAGTTCTACACTTACAACACGTCCAGATGAGTCCCAATTCTTTATAAATCCATATGCTGTGTAAGATGATGTAGATGCACCTTGATAGATCCTTTCTCCGATAGAGAAAGTAGCGGGTTTCATGTATGCATTAATAGTATCGCCTAAATCTGTAGTTCTAAGTGTAAAATAAGTCTGTCCTGTAGTAGGGTCTCCTACTGGGGAACTTGTAAATGCAATAGTGGTCTCGGTGTTTGCATTGGCAAGAGATGTTGCAAGTTTTATTTGATTATCTGCTAATCCATTTGCAACGGTAGCAGCAACAGCATAATAAGTTGTGCCAACAGCAAGAGGTGCTGGAAGTTGTCCAGATACTTCTACAACATCAATTGCAGTTCCAGATGGAATTTTTGCATTGTATGGGAAGTTTAATGTGCTATTAGATTGCAATGCAACAAACGTATGACTGACTCTTGCTTGAACTGTAGGTGCAGATGTAAATCCTCTACCAGCATTGTCAACAGTAACTGCTTGTATGACTTCATTTTCAATAATAGGTGTTAATGAGAATAGAGAACCTTGTCCACCAACTAAAACAATTTCTGGAACTGCAACAAAGTTTGAACCACCATTTACAACGTCTAGGTAATCAATAACCTGAGTTCTGACTAATTGTAAATTAAAGGTTGTATTTAATTGTGGTTTTAGTGTTCTATCGTGACTATAGTTGAATGTAATATTCTCACCACCAATTTTGAGTATCTGACCCATATCAGATGACTTGAGTAGTATAGATGCACCAGTTCCCACTTTCTGTTCAATATTGACTATTGGAGCACTCTGATACTGTTCACCCGCTGCTTCAATATTAATTGATGATACACCTTCATTTAATATCAATGGATTCAATGCTGCGTTAATACCATTACCACCTTGAGCAGTAATAGTAGGTGCAGATAGATATCCCGATCCAGAGTTAGTTACAGTTACTGAGTCAATAGATGCATCTAATGATGTTTCTGTTGAAACTGGATCTGCAAATGATAGTCCACCAGTAGAAACTAATAAGACTGCATCATGTGTTCCATCAGAACCACCTAGGTCTGCTCCAGAGATTGTAAGTTGATCTCCTAGAACGTACGCAGTTCCACCCGCTGTAACAGTGACAGATTCGATAGTCCCGACACCATCAGTGACAATAGTGAAATTAGCACCAGTAGCAGAAGAACCCGCGATTGATTTTTGAGTAATTCCCGTATAAGTTTGTGAGGTTCCATAGTTTGTCGCAGATTGAGACTGAATTGAGACAGTTGAGATTATTCCGTAATAAGGATCATCAAATAAGACAGTAGGTGCTGATCTATAATTGGTTCCTTCTGTATTAACAACTACCGCAGAAACTTTACCCGCACCAGATACTGCTGCAGCAACTACTGCTTGGGTTCCTGATAGTGAACTAATGACTCCTAAAGAGTTACCACCTGTAAAGACTCTAGATCTAACATTGAATGACTGTGTACCAGTTCCAGAATTGGTTATAGTGATTGCTGTACCCACCTCTGCAAGTTGTGGTGTAGATGCTAACTTTACACGTCCCGCATCACCTATGTTAATAACGTAGTATGTTTGTCCTACTGTTAGATTACTGATTGGGTTAGTTTGTGCTGAGACGTATTTGACTGGATCTCCAGTTTGTGCATCATGAACCGCAAATTCAAACTCATCAGCATATCCAACTGCATCAATTTGCGATGGGTTGATATTATAGACCTTACCAGCATCAAACATAAGGTATCCTTTCTGTCCTGCTCCAGTTCTTGTATTTTGTATTGGTTGAAATCTTAATACTGATGTAATTGGATCCCAACTAAGAACTTTACCTCTAGCAGTGTTATTATCTTGAACCGACTTACTAATAATGATTTCATCTGGTAAAAAATTACCTAATACGTTTTCTAGAGTCAAATCCACGAAATCTGGCATTGTAACAACGCAAGTAGGTAATGATGATGGATTATAACCAGATCCACTGTTTGTAATCGCAACATTTGACAATTTACCAGAAATAGTCGCTATAGCAGTTGCTCCAGAACCAGATCTACTAGATCCACTTAATTTTGGTAAAGATTGATAATTTCTACCAAAATCACCGATTGTAATTGTTGCAATACCGCCTGTTGGGTATATTGAGTTTGTAGAGTAAGTAATACCAGTTGTGTAACCAGATTCGGGAGGAACTGCCACCAAATAGACAAAATTGTTATCTGTTCTAGAAGTTATAGTATGAGTCCCTAATATTGGGTCATTAATCACATTGAAGTATCTACTGTTGGTAACATCACTCTTAATATTGATTGCGTTACCCATTCCAAGGTGATTTTGGCAAACATAGTGTAATGTGTCTGGAGAATCCACTGCAGGAGTTATTTCTACACTACGTGTTGTTGCTGTACCAAAGTCAGAGTTGTATTCACTCCACGGAACTATATTACCGTTGACTCTATAGACAACACCTTTCTCATATCTGTTTGTGCCACCATATGCATCCTCACTCTCAGAGAAGTATATTGCATGTGTGGTATTTGTTGAATTATTTTGATTGAATGTGTATGTCACACCACGAGACATTGTGATAGCGGGAGATTCTGTTACAGACCCATACTTATCACCGATAATGTAATATCCATTACCAGATCCATAGTTATAAAGAGGATGTGCTGTTGTTTTTGCTGCAACAGTAACTGTAAATGTATTAGGTGCAGTATTTGTGTGTTTTATATCATGATAATAGAAAATGCCAGGCAATCCTGTTATTTTGGTTGTTATTGAGTTTTGTTCGTTTGTTATTACGTCTCTACTCTCATCAATGATGTTTTTGTAAGTGAATACATCTGTATTACTTGGATCTAGTGTAAATGACAATACTTTTCCAGCATTACTAGAATGTGAAGTGTCGAAGATGTATGAATGCCCATCTATAAGAGATAAAGTAGATTCCTTGACATAAACGTCTGCAGGACCTCCACCATTTCCAGTTGTGGGGTTTGCAACGGATGTTGACGCAAAGTTTCTCTTGACAGTAAATCTGTTTAGAGTTTCGGTTCTAATTACGATATAGTTTGTCTTATCATAAGACGTAGGTGAGACACCTGAGATATTAACGAGATCTCCTGCTGTGTGTTGATGTGCCAAATCAGTAACACATTGAACTTCTCTTTGAACTTGAGTTAGTGTAATAGTAAATCCAGAACCAGATACTGCATTTCCTATGTTGACGTTATCTGCAGAGATTGTATCTCCAATATCATATCCATATCCAAAGTCTGTGATTGTGACAATTGATACAGCATTACCAGAAACGACAATAGTTGCTTTTGCACCTAATCCATCACCATTGCTTGTCAATGGAACGTTAGTGTATGTTCCATTAAGATAATTTGATCCTCCTGTGATGCTTGACCAACCATTTTGGAATAAATTACCATCTGTCCTTGTTCTGATATACTTCCATGAGACAGTACCATCAGAACCTGATCCAGATGTATGTGTAGGAGAGCTAGATCCAGATGTTCCTGCGGGATGCATCGCTTCGTATACTCTATTACCCACATGAACTAGATCACCAGTAGCATATGCGGTTGTTGCTGCCCATGCTTCTAGTAACTTCATACTTACAAGGTTGTAATACTTGAAGTGGTAATTACCGTTAATAACTTTAGTCGTTAAAGTTCTAGTATGTGCATTATCTGTCACACTAATATCAACAGTATCACCAACTTGTAGATAATGTGGTGTGGGACAAACAACTTGTCCGTAGTATAAGTTGTTGCCATCTAGAGATGTAGACGCATATACTAAATTGATTCCGCTTGCTGCTACACCTTCTACCTGAGATACAATTGCACTGACACCTTCTCCACCAGTTCCTGTATTATCAAATGCAAGTCTGTCGTTAACCTTATATTCTTTACCGCCACCTTCTACAAGGTATTGATCAATACCAGCGGAAGAAAACTTGTTCGTGGATGATACATTTAAAGAATCCGCAGTGCCACCCCTAATAAACGGATAGTAACTATAGTATCCAATACCATCTTCGATATAAGTTAATGTTTCACCAGTCTCCATCACAATAAGAGTTGTGCTGTCCTCTAGTGCTAAGAAGAAGTCAACTTTATCATCTAATACCTTTCTCTTTGCTACAATGTTATCAACACCTACAAATGGAGCTCTGTAACGTATTGCGTCTTCTGTGAAGTTTTTCTGTAGTCCATTACCATTCCAGTTTACAGCATCTGCTTCTCCGTAGAATTGATTTCCAATAAAGTATGGGAATGCGGGAAATCCAGTTGTACCTGTAATAGTAGTGAAATAAGCATACACTCCATTTGGATATTCTGGAGTTACGCAGTATCTGCCATTATAACGGTCTAAATCACCTAAACCTTCCACATACTCATAATCTTCAATATAAGTCCCTAGAGGGTCTGTAAGACCGCTTAGAATAGAGTCTCTGCTAGTCTTTACTCTATAACTGCTTCTAATACGTTTGTATGCGTTAAATGGTGCAGTATTCTCTGGATCCTCATATCCATAAGGTCCGTATATTGGATGTCCGTCATATGCCCAACCAATAACAGGAGAATGGAGTGTAGGGGGTAATTCTTGTAATACGTTTGCATTATCAAGACCAATACTATCTTTTAGTAAAAATCTGATTTGTTTTGGATTGTAGAGATATCCATATTCACCAGAATAGATTAAGTAGTTCTCACCTTGGAAACAAGCACCACCATAAGGATCTGTAGTCTTGGGTGATACAAATGTATTATCTCCCAGTTCATTTCCAGTTGCACCTTCATTTATGGATAGTTCTGTAAGTCTAGTTTGGAACTGTGCACCAGAACCAGGATATACGATATCAATTCTTGTAGCACCCGCACTATACCCAACACCTTTACTTGATACAGTAATACCAGTAACAATGTTTGTGTTGAGGTCAACTGTAGCAAATGCGGTTGCACCAATACCATCTCCAGTGATTACAACGTCAGGAGGACCGAAATACGCACTACCGCCAAATGTAACAATTATACTTTCTATCTTTCCGTTTAATATTGATGGATATCCAACTGCTCCGCTTCCACTAATCAAATTGATTGTTGGTTCGTAAGTATACTGCGTTCCTGCGGATGTAATTGCAATAGTATCTACAGGACCTCGACAAACTGCAATAGCAGTAGCTCCAATTCCTCCACCACCAGATATTGATATAGTAGGAACGCTAGTATATCCGCTTCCTCCATTGACTATAGCAATACCAGTTACAGTTCCATCCGTAATTTGTGCGGTAGCAAACGCTTGGTTTCCACTGGTAGCTCCACCACCAATAATTGAGACGATTGGTTGCGTAGTAAATCCGCTTCCTCCGTTAGTTACGTTAATAGAAGTTACAGAACCTGTGATAACAACTCCTGCAGTTGCGGAGGTTCCTTCATATTCCCATTCAATCCCGCCTACTAATACATTACCTACAGTATGAACAGGATATGATGTTGCGGAAGATGTGCCAGCATTCAGTGCTTTATATCTGTTTCCGCTATATGTGACTCTGGTTAATCCTGCATATGGAGTATCTAACTTATATTCGGGTTCAAACTCTACAGTTGGTGGGTTTGTGATGTCATATCCCGATCCACCGTTAATTCTTTCAATAGATTTGATACCACCAAACTTTCTCTTAGTTTCAGACTTATATGAGAAAAGTGGGACTCCATTCGCACCAATACCAATCTGACCGATTGGAGTTTCTGTTTTTTCGGATTTAATACTTGGTGTAAGAGGAATACGCTTCAAATACCTCTGGTTACCAGGATCTAGGTCTGTAGCAGCAAAAGGACCTATCTTATGAGTCGGTATACCTGTACTTGCAACTATTGCGTCTGTAGATGACTTATATGTGTTTTGAACGTCTCCAGTAGTTCCTGATATTGCAATATTAATAGAATTGTCATCAGACCTACCAAAAGCAAATTCTCTAGCAATATAAAACTCAAATCCAGATATAGGTTGTGCAGGAGATGATGAGAAGACAAACTCAAACGTAAACTCGTCAACAATACCCACAACAGTGTGAGTGTTGTTGTAAATGTCTTCTGGAGCATTTAATATTCTTACATTGTCATCTCTGACCAATCTATGCTTCTCTTTGGTCACAACGGTGCATCTAACCGATCCATCGCTTTGGACTGCTCCTAGAGTCGCTGAGTCCCCTCTCAGAGCACGTCTAACATTGTATATAAAACTATCCCAGATTGGATCAAGGGCATCAAAACCTGGTGCAAAGGGTGTAGTGACTTTTGAGTCTGGTAAGTAGTATTTTCCACCAGTATTAAGAACAACACCTCTAGTTCCACCAAATATCTTTAATTGTATCTCTGAGTTGTCTACATTAGAGTTTCCATAGATTTTAAACGCAGCAAACGTTTCTTGTCCTGCATCATGTGCTTGGACGAGTGAATTTTCTCTTGCACGGTTACATCCTAAGAACTGGTTAACTGTTTTATCTGTATAACTGATTATTTCATCTTCTATTCTAAATCTACCATTTGTTTCTGGCCATCCAAGTGTAGAATCAACTGTAACGACAGTATCTGTAATATTTCCACCCAAATCTTGTGCAAGAACAGTTTTATACGGAGTTACGAATGTTCCAAGTGAATTATTAGTGTCTACATCAATTTCGTAAATTGTTCCGTTGGATGTGAAGACTTCTACAACACCTTTTACGTAAATTCTTGCAGAATCCACATTTGGGTCATTTGCATCCGCTTCTTGGAACAATACTTGACCAACAAGCTCGATTGGGTTTCCAGAAACGGGAACTGCACGAATAATTTCCCTAGAAGTGTAAAATGCGTCACTAGGTTTGAATATTCGCTCTCTTGGGTAAGAAATTTCAGACTCTACACCAAAAAGTGTTCTTAAGACGAATTGGAATGACCTACTTGTGCCCTTTGAAGAGTAAAAGTCCTTAATTCGCTTAATTATGGTGCTTTCAGTTACACCAGTTGCAAAATTCTTAGGATATGTCGCTAAAAACTGTTCTTTGAACTTCCCAAGCATGTAAAGCGGGAAAATATTGTTCAAATTGACAACTTCAGTGCCTAAAGTGTGTGCTGCTGCAGTTGTAGACTCAAATTTATACTCAGATTCCAATCCAACTGATTTTACAGCGTTAAAACCTCTTGAACAGTCTTGAAAAAGTGTAGCTCCCTTCTTTTGGTAGTAAATTATCTCATCATCTATGCATAAAAGTCCTTCATCGGGAAAATCACGAGTAGATGCAACGTCAATCGTTGTAGAACTTGTTGTAACTGCAGAAATTAGTGTTGTAGTAGTAACTAACTCTCCATAATTATCAATATTATAATAATCTGCCCAGTTTTGAATTATGTCAACGCAATATCCTTTTAATTCTTGTGACTTGTAGTATTCTTTTACAAAATCAATGAACGTAGGAAACTGTTCCCTTATGAAAGAAGGAAACTGTCCCGTAATATTAGTCGATATTTTGGATTTGGATTCTGGACTTACCTCTGACGGTACAGGTGTCTGTGTAACCGTTGTGGTTGGTGTCGTCCACGATCCAACTCTCCATGAACTATTTGTCATATTTGATTAATAGCTAGATTCTGGAATCACTCCTGTTCCAGAAAGATTAGAACCACTACTTATAGTATCTTCTACTACAGTAATTACCGAGTTATCTATACCCATAGTAATGTATGTTTCTCTGAGAGAAACAAGGTCATTTGATTTTGGTGTAACACTTATCTGCAATGTGTTGTTTGTGACACTTGTAGACTGTATGATCAAGTCGTTAATTATAATTTCACCCATATCATAATCTACAGATCCCCACAATCCATCAATATACTCAAACTCACCAGTTCCTTTGATATAGTAAAGTCTTAATGTCTTATTACCATCATCATTTAGATAGTAAGTATTGACGTCATCACCTACAATCTTGAATCCGCTAGATGATACAGCAGGATTTGTAGTAGTTTGCATATTAATTCTGTTACCATAACAGATTTTATAGTTAACGCGGGTGTTTAGATCAACAGTAACATTCTTTCTCATCTTAACACGAGTGATATTACTGGTAATTGACCTTTCCGCATCATCAATTATGTTCTGAACCTTAGAGAACTTGAATTTACCACCAAACTTATTGAACTCTCCGCTAGAATTAAGAACATTAAGTGTAGTGATAATCAAATTCTTGACTTCAGCGGGTGTTCTGCGTGTATTGTTGGGGTTGTAATAGACAAAACTTACCAAATCTACGTAAAGTATGGATGGATCAATGATTGTTGGTTGAATTGCAGCAACAGAATACTCTCTTAACTTCTTTAATACAGAGTTTTTCTCCGAAAGTGACAATTTATCTGCATTTCTTGGTTTGATTGCCAAAAATACCTTACCATATTCGGGTGGTTCTGCTTCTTCCCCACCATAACACGCTATAGATGCGACGTTTGGATAGATTTGCGGTATGATTGCTTCGTAATCCCGTGTCGATACTGCTCTACCGAACGCAGAATAGAACTTTGGAGCTGAAAACTTGATTGCTTCCGTAGTTTCTGGTTCAGAACCGCCATCTGGGAACTGAACTGCGGTTACTGTAATACCAGAAGTAATAGCATTGCTTGCATTATCACGGAATGTTCCAATATTTTCAAATACTTTCAGTCCATTTGCACCAACTCCTGCAGAAGTTGTGTATTTTACAGTAACAACGTCTCCGTTATTTAATTCTTTTCCTACAACTCCGTCTCCAAATAGTATTTCTGGTATCTGATACTCACTTTCTTCTAAGAAGAACACCTTAGATGTAGCATTTATCTTAGTAACGTCAGTTGCTTGTAGATATTTTTCAGTAATTGTTCCAGAAGTTACCTCTACTATCATAGAACTAGTATCAACTCTGTCATTAGTAAGTATAAATCTCTGTCTTTGCGTTGTGTCTTTGACAAAAGTGTCAGTTAAGAACAATCCTTCGTATAATAGTGTGTTAGAAAATGTTGCGATACCTGTTAAACTGTCTACAGATTGGGAAATATCAGTAGGAGTGGAGAAAACAAAGTTATTGTTATCTAATCCTGTGAAGTTTAGAACCAATCCACCACTGATTGTGACAGATGCGGGGTATGGGAACACAGTCTGAACTGAAATATCAACTATAGTACGTGCTGAACGTGCTGAGTTTGGTGTGTAACCAATCATTCTAGCAAGTTTAACAACGTTTTCACGGAGAACTGCCGTTTCTAGGAACCCTTCGTTAACTGCAAGGTTGGCATTGACACTTGTATAGTATGTGTTATATGCTAATGCATCAATAAGCACCGTCAAAGACGATCCCTCAAAGTCATAATCACTAAACTGTGATTGGGATTTAAGGTATTCTTTTATTTGTGCCTTGATCTCGTTGAACTCAAGGGCATTAACTTGGTTAAATGCCATTATGGTTTAAATGCTACGCTAACACTATCAAACTCAGGAGTGATTCCTAATATCAAATAGTTGATTTGACAATTTAATTCATTACGATCTTCTTCAAAGTCTACGTCTACAGACACCGCTGTAACTCTAGGTTCATATATTTCAATAGATTGCTCTATCCTTTGCTTGACCTCTAGTTCCAGTGTGGGTGTAGAGTTCTCAAATAATAGACCAATGATATTCCCACCGAAGAATGGGTCAAATGGTTTTTCGTAAAAGTTATAAAGAACTATGTTCTTAACTGACTCTTTGATTGCAGCCTCGTTCTTCAGTGCCAAAACGTCATTGGTAACTGCATTCTTTTCAAATGTTAAAGAGAAATCCTTAAAAGATTTCGATGTCAGAGACATGTTAAGAGTATACTATCCTTCAATAAGTTATTTATACTCGTTTTTTAGGTTTTCTGTCAGAACGTGGGTCTGTGATTAGATATCTGCAATATTCATTGCCATGATCATAGAAATGATCCGACATATCTACAGGAATGTTAGCATTCCTTCCACCGTCTTTGATTCTATTTGCCTTGGCCACGATACCTCTTCTTTGCTTTGTTTCTTGATGTAGCACTGTACTTAGTGTGTTGTCCACGACCTTGTGCTGACTTCTTTGGTTTCATTTCAACGGAAGGTACACCGTTATTAAATCTTGTTGCCATAATTTATCCTGCAAATACGTTTGATGATCCTGCTGCCACAGATGTGCAACCTGATATTCCATCTCCTACTCTACCACATCCTTTGCCATTTACAAAGACAGTGGAACTACCACTTGCTATTGCAGCGGAGTGAGGTGGGCATGGACTACCTGGTTTTAAGTGTGTAGTGTTCTTATCTCCTTGTCGAGAGATAGGTCTACCATTACAGAAGACGTTAGAACTACCCTGTGCTCTGGACATCCCAGAACAATGGGCAGCATCTGCATCTCCTACTCTTGTAACTGCTGGCATCTTACGTATAGTAATTTGATATAAAGGAACGTATTCCTTCATACTCATTATTTATCTTCAATTCTAAAGTGAACGTTGCAGGAGTCTGTGCTACTAAGTTACCCACAGGTCCTGATTCCCATTGCACTGTAACAGTAAACGTTTCAGTATAGGGTGTAGTGTTATCTTGATTCAAATCATACATCTGCTTATCAGAAGGCATATTATCAACCTTAGTCACAGTTACAGGAACCTTTGGATAGAGTGATGGATCTGTGCCCTTCTCGACATAAGTGAACTGGTCATTGAATGGATCCTGTATACTGCCCCCAATAGACACACTTGTAGTGCCAGGTGTGATTACTAGGTCAGGTTGAGTTCCCACTACGACTGCAGTGACATTAGTTACGTTTGCTACATCTGATCCTGCTCCAGTAGCACTTGCACTTACAGTTTGATTCATAGCAAAGTTAGGTCTAGTTATATCTGCTAGACCAGTTGCTTCGTCTGGAGTTATCGTTACACTCACTTCTTCTCTCTTTTAACAAGTTCTTGTAAGTATTCTGACCATTTGCTCATTTCAACATGATCACTCACACTATGTGGTTCGGGTGGAACTCTCGGTTCAAACGATATAAGGTGGTCAAACGTATCGGGAAGGTCACCACACCTATCGAATTCGATGAGTTCACCCTCGTCTTTTATTACGAACTTCCCTTCTAGAGTATCCAT